TCCATCAAGAGAAGTACAATTAATTGCTGTGAATAAAAATATAACCTTGTTTAAGTATGTTCAAAATCCATCACCAGAACTGCAACTGAAGGCAGTATCGGCGATTGGTGATTATATTCAATACATTGACAATCCATCACTACAAGTTCAATTGGCTGCTGTAAAAAACGATGCAGGAGCTCTTAAATATATTGACAATCCATCGCATCAAGTTCAAATGGCTGCCGTGATTAGTAACGGCAATGCCATCGCTATCATTGACAACCCATCACTGGACTTGCAAATGGCTGCTGTCAAATCATATCCCGATTCTATTAACCGGATTAAAAATCCCGAACCTCAAGTGATAGCTCTGGCAAATACGCTTAGGCAAAATAAAGATACCACAATTTCTGAAGACATAAGTCGTAGAGGATTTTTACGTGGTGCAGGAGCTGCTGCAGCTGCTGTTGCCACAGGCGGCGCATTGGCTAAAAATAAACCCGAAGTGGTCAGTATCATGACTAAAAAGGGAGATACCATTTACTCACTGGCAAGAGAGTATCATACTACCCCAGAAGTAATAGTCAACCTCAATCGGTATCAAAAACTTACATTACACACCAAACTTCCAGCAGATCATCCAGTTCAGGTGCCGTACACCTATCCAGAGAAAACAACAACGCCGGCCCCGCCTAAACCGGTAGTACCCGGGACCGGTATCTATGCTGACCCCAATGACAAGGGCATCACGCCGTCGGCAAAGGCCGCGCCACCTTCTCATCAAGCAGCAGAACCGGTACCAGTATCAGGTTCACGTAATGCATTAAAAGAGCCAGGATTTAGAGACAAACTAGAACAGGTTGCAACAAAATTGGGCGTGTCCAGTAGAGCACTGCTGGGACTCATGAGTCACGAGACTTTCCGCACATTCAATCCCGCAATGCAGGCGCCGCCACAACGGTCAAGAAGTCACCCCGATCGAGTAATACCTGGTGCTGTGGGCCTTATACAATTTACACACAATACTGCAAACGAACTAGGAACCAGTACCGAAGAACTCAAGCGCATGAGCGGAACACAACAATTGGATTATGTGTATAAATTTCTTAAAGATAAAGCCAGACCGGGCATGGACGAGGGCGATCTTTACATGAGTATATTTTTACCAGCAATGGTGGGCAAGAGTCCTAATACTGTGGTGGGCAAGAAAGATAGTAAGCAACCAATAGTACCAGGCGGAGTGACCCTACATGATATATGGGACGGCAATCCCACATTTGGTAAGAGTCGTGGAAAAAACTATTTTACAATACAAGATGTAAAAGACGAAGTATCAAAATTTTTACGTTGGCAATAGGAAACAATATGATAAAATCAATTAAAGAAAAATTAAAATCAATTACTGCAATGGACGTGTTTATTGTGGTTAGTATAATTATGTTGGCGTTCTTTGTGGTGGGGATCACTCTCAAAGAACCTTCAAGTGCATTGGTGTTAAAATGACCGAAACAGAACTATTAGACTTTGTGGCTCGATTTGCCTACATAGACAGATCGTTATTGACCTTGGAAACTGAACTCAATGTCATAGACATTGACAGTCTTGCCAAAATGGAGTTGGTGTTCCAACTTGAAGATCATTTAAAGGTCGAACTACATATCCCCAACAACGATGTGGATCTAGATACACTACAGGATGTACTAGATCTCATTAACAAGAAATGAACGAATATCCAGTATACCCCGAAGACGATGATTACGATAGATTTCGTAACCCATATAGCCCAGTATAAACAAAATGAAAATATCAGATATAATTTCAGAAGATATAGAAATCAATGATACTTATATCAACCGTGCCGGCTATTTTTTCATGTTTAGTAATACTCATTTTTTCGATAGACAAAAACAAGGAGTCTACGATCCAAAAAGAACATTCACAACTGAAGAAGTACTTCAAGTATTAGAAAAAGTTCCACAGGTCAAAAGAGAAATAAAAAATTTATACAATATCGAGCACGGACCAAAATTTGCCGTATATGACAGATCAACCGGCGTTAAGGTTGCTTTTAGAATTCTTGGAGATATAAAAAACAGACGTTTTGTTGTAACAACTGCTGTTAAAGATACACGTGTTGACAAGTATGGCGGACAATGGCCAACTTACGAAGTAGATTAAGACACCTACCTTAGGCTCGGTGTGCCCGGCTGCTGGGCAGTTATTAGAACCGCCATTCGGATAACTAAAGTGAGCAAATTACTATTGCATTCTTATTAAGACTCCTATATAATAGTATTTTATATGGAGGTTGTTATGGATAGTGGATATAATAGAACGTTTAATGGCGATGCCAAGATTAAACTTACTCAATTGATCAACGAAGGCATGCAGGTCATGCAAGAAGTTGAGGATCTCAATACCGGTCTCAATGAAACTATCAAGGCCATTGGTGAAGAACTCGAAATCAAACCGGCCACACTCAAGAAAGCCATCAAGATTGCACACAAAGCTCGTTTAGGCGAAACCAATCGTGATCATGACGAATTGAACACAATTCTTGAAACTGTTGGTAAAACATTATAAATATTACAAGCATAGAGTCGCTCACTGTACGAGCATGTAGAGCAAGCCAGCTAAAAGTGGCCTTGGAGTTAGAATGAGTTATATTGACGCTTTGTTCGATCGCGCAAAAGATCGTATACACGTTGTAGAACGTGTCAACGGGGAAAGGGTATATCGCGAATATCCCACCAACTATGTGTTCTATTACGATGATCCCAAGGGCCGACATCGTACCATATACGGAACACCTGTTTCGAGATTTGCAACTAGAAACTCCAAAGAATATCATAAAGAACTAAAACTAAACAACAACAAACGATTGTGGGAAAGCGACATCAATCCCATATTCCGATGTCTAGAAGAAAACTATTTGGGTGCCGCATCGCCCAAGCTACAGACTGCATTTTTTGATATTGAGGTCGACTTTGATCCAGTGCGTGGTTACAGTCGACCCGAAGATCCGTTTAATCCCATCACTGCCATATCGGTGTACATGGATTGGTTAGACAAAATGGTTACACTTGTGGTTCCGCCCAAGAGTTACAGTCGGACCACTGCACAAGAAATCTGTGACAAATATCCCAACTGCTATCTATTTGAGCGTGAAGATGAAATGTTGCAGACATTTTTAGACATCATTGAAGATGCTGACATACTAACAGGTTGGAATTCAGAAGGCTTTGATATTCCGTATACCATAATGCGTATAGTCAAGGTGTTGAGTCGAGACGATACCAGACGTCTGTGTTTATGGAATCAGTTGCCCAAGGAACGTACATTTGAACGTTTTGGTGCCGAGAGTTTGACATTTGACTTGATTGGTCGAGTGCACATGGACTATATGCAACTGTATCGCAAGTACACATACGAAGAACGTCATAGCTACAGTCTAGATGCCATTGGCGAGTATGAACTAGAAGAACGTAAAGTGGCCTATGAAGGCACACTGGACCAACTTTACAATAAAGATTTTCCCAAGTTTATTGACTACAATAGACAGGATACCATGTTGATAGCCAAGCTGGACAAGAAGTTACGCTTCTTGGATCTGGCCAACGAACTGGCACACGACAATACTGTGTTGTTACAGACAACTATGGGTGCCGTGGCAGTGACCGAGCAAGCAATTATCAATGAAGCCCATTCTAGAGGAATGGTTGTACCCAACAGGAGATCAAGAGATGATTCAAACTCAACGCAAGCCGCAGGTGCCTATGTTGCTTATCCCAAAAGAGGTATGCACGAATACATCGGGGCAATCGACATCAACTCGCTCTACCCCTCGGCTATTCGTGCCCTTAACATGGGCCCAGAAACCATTGTTGGACAGTTCCGACCGGTAATGACCGATAAGTATATTGCAGACAAGGTGGCAACAGGTGCCAGTTTTGCAGATGCCTGGGAAAACATGTTTGGTAGTCTAGAGTATCAAAGTGTCATGAATGGCGACATTGGTACCGAGATCACCATTGATTGGGAAGCCGGCGGCAGTGATGTAATGAGTGCTGCACAGGCCTGGAAACTGTTGTTTGACAGTAACCAGCCCTGGACTGTGAGTGCCAATGGCACTATATTTAGATTTGACACCAAAGGAATTATTCCGGGATTATTGGAGAAATGGTATGCTGAACGAAAAGAAATGCAAGCGAAAAAGAAAGCCGCAACATCTCCGGAAGATACAGCGTTCTGGGATAAACGGCAACTTGTCAAAAAAATTAACCTCAATTCGCTCTACGGTGCCATTCTCAATCCAGGCTGCCGCTTTTTCGATCAGCGTATCGGCCAAAGCACGACGCTTACAGGACGAATTATCGCGAAACACATGGACGCATTTGTCAACGAGGCACTCACGGGCGTTTATGATCACACTGGCGAAACTATCATCTACGGTGACACAGACTCTGTCTACTTTACGGCGTGGCCAGTCATCAAGGAAGAAGTAGCTGCTGGACGCATGGAGTGGAACAAGGATGCCTGCGTACAACTGTATGATAGCATAGCCGATTCGGTAAATGATTCATTTCCCGCATTCATGGAACGTGCCTGTCACTGTCCTAGAGAAATGGGTGCCATTATCAAGGGCGGGCGTGAGATGGTGGCCACCAAGGGCCTATTCATTAAAAAGAAACGCTATGCGGTATTGATCTATGACCTAGAAAACAAACGCCTAGATGTTGGCAACAAGCCAGGCAAGGTCAAGGCCATGGGCCTGGATCTAAAACGATCAGATACTCCCAAAATTGTGCAAGACTTTTTGAGTGAAATACTACTAGATGTATTGACCGGAGCCGAACGTGATAGTATAATTGCAAAAGTAAAAGAATTTAAAATTGCATTTGCTGATAGACCGGCTTGGGAAAAAGGTACACCCAAACGTGTAAACAACTTGACCAAGTACACCGCAGAAGAAGCCAGACTGGGCAAGGCCAATATGCCGGGACACGTTAGAGCAGCAATGAACTGGAACAACCTTAAAAAGATGCATGGTGACAACTACTCAACCAGCATTGTTGATGGCATGAAAACCATTGTGTGCAAACTCAAAGACAATCCACTTGGGTTTACCAGTGTGGGCTATCCCACTGACCAGGTACACATACCAAGTTGGTTCAAGGAGTTACCGTTTGATGATGGCTTGATGGAAGAAACCATTGTGGATCAAAAGGTAGAAAACTTGCTAGGTGTGCTAGAATGGCGCATTGCCGAGTCAACAGATATCAAATCTACTTTTGATGATTTATTTTCGTTTGAATAAATTACTGTCTAAATACTACAACAGAGAAAAATTATGCAACCTCAAAATATAAACTTTCAACAATTTCAGTATTTTCCAACTTCGGTATACATTGCCAATGTTCCGCAATTTGCAAAAACTGTAAAGGCCGTGGCCGACGACAGTTTTCGTCGAATCCGAAAAGAAATGAAAATACCAAAAGAACAATTGGGTGTCATGAGCTATAACTTTCATGACGATCCAAGGTTGCTGGATTTTTCAAACTTTGTGTTAACAGCGTCTTGGGACATACTTAAAAATCAAGGCTATGCCATGGATACCATGAAAACCATATTCGAAAGTATGTGGGCTCAAGAACATCATCAGTACTCGTTGATGGAACAACATGTGCATGGTGCAGGCTTGCAAATGGTGGGATTTTATTTTCATGAGGCCCCGGCCACAACATCCAGAGTGTGTTTCTATGATCCACGCCCTGGCAAAGTACAAATCAATTTGGCCGAAGCCGATGTGAGTCAGGCCACTGCGGCCAGTCAAATAGTGAATTTTACTCCAAATTTGGGCGACATTTATTTTACCAACGCATGGTTGGCGCATTCATTCTCAATGAATGTCACTAAAAAGAATTTTAAATTTGTGCATTTCAATATTGGAGTAGTGCCAGCACAGTATGTAAACTCGGCACCACAGGGCATCAATCAACCATCATTTGCTGTAAAACCCTTAAAGGTTGCTGCTGATGGGGCAGGATCAAGTACCACACACATCAGTGGCACCAGTCTCAGCAACCAAGTTGAAATAGTTTAATGAATCACTATTCAATAAGATTTAACCAATCCCGGGGTCAACCCGGGCGAGGTACACCTGAACATGTGTGGCGAGTATTTGAGAATGGCAAGGAATATTTGTTTAAAAACTTTCAAATAAATGTTCCCAGCCAAAGTGAAACAGATGGACAAAACTGGAACGTCTGTTGCGATGGTGTCATGACCATTGATCGAGAGACTTCGACGGCAATAATCAATGCAGAGTAATTTACCATTACTGTTGCTTTTTCAACACAGTTATTATATAATAACACAATCTAATACAAAGGAAATAGAATGAGAGATCACTTACTAGATATAGTTCAACACACTCACGG